TATGCAGACTGGTGAGCCATATCTACATTTTATCGACACTAGCAATCGTGCAATGCCTGACTTTCAGAAGAAACTTGGTCTGAGCATCAAGCAATCTAATTTGTGCTCTGAAATTATTCTACCTACTGACAAAGATCGAACTGCCGTTTGTTGTTTGTCTTCTGTTAACTTGGAGTATTTTGATGAATGGAAAAATGACAAATTATTTTTGCGGGACGTGGCAGAGATGCTTGATAACGTACTTCAGTATTTCATTGATAATGCTCCTGACAGTATCTCTAGGGCAAAATATTCTGCTTCTCGTGAGCGCTCTATTGGTGTGGGCGCTCTTGGTTTCCATGCTTATCTCCAACGCACTAATGTTCCTTTTGAAACCGCTATGGCCGTTGGAAAAAATAAACAAATGTTCAAACACATAAAGGAAAAACTTGATGAGGCTAATCAAGAATTGGGATTGGAAAGAGGCGAGGCGCCGGATGCTGCAGGTACTGGGCGTAGGTTTAGTCATGTTATGGCTATTGCTCCCAATGCTTCTTCTTCCATTCTCATGGGCAATACTAGTCCTTCTGTTGAACCTCTTCGTGCCAATGCTTATCGCCAAGACACTTTATCGGGCGCTCACCTGAACAAGAATAAGTATTTGGATAAAATCATTAAGGAAAAGTGTGATGAAAACAGTAAGTTGGACTATAACGAAATCTGGTCAAGTATTATCGCCAACGATGGAAGTGTTCAACACCTTGAGTTTCTGGATGAATGGACAAAAGATGTTTTCAAAACTTCCATGGAAATCGATCAGCGCTGGATCATTCAACATGCCAGTGACCGTCAAGAGCATATCGATCAAGCTCAGTCGATAAATCTATTTTTTAGGCCAGATGTAAATGTCAAGTATCTACATGCGGTTCATTTTATGGCTTGGAAAATGGGCCTTAAAACGCTTTATTATTGCCGTTCTGAAAAGATTGGTAAAGCGGATAAGGTGGCGAAGAAGATAGAAAGACAAGTGATCGAAGAAATTGATTTGAAACAATTGGCCAGCGAAGATGTTTGTTTGGCTTGTGAAGGATAATGGAGAAAAAAATGAAAAGAATTTTGAGATTCACGGCCTCATGGTGTCAACCATGCCAAATGTTGGCTAAAAATTTAGAGTCTGTACAAAAAAATGCTATGATTGAAGTTGTGGATATTGATGTGCATCCAGAAGTAGCTTCAGAATATGGTATTAGAGGTGTTCCTACTCTTGTGATGCTTGAAGAAAACATAGAAGTAAAAAGATTTGTAGGTGTCAAGTCACTCAAAGAATTGGAGAGTTGGATCAATGATTAAAAAAATAAAGCATCATCTAAACGAAGAGCGAAATTATTTTAAGCCCTTTAGTTACCCTTGGGCATACGAAGCATGGCTTAAACACGAGCAATCACATTGGCTTCATACTGAAGTGCCAATGGCTGAAGATGTTAAGGATTGGAAGAATAAACTGAAGGCGAATGAGAAACAGTTTCTCACACATATTTTTCGTTTCTTTACACAAGGTGATATCGATGTTGCTGGTGGTTATGTTAAGAACTACCTGCCGTATTTTCCACAACCTGAAGTACGCATGATGCTCTGTGGTTTTGCTGCAAGAGAAGCTCTTCACATTGCTGCATATTCACATTTGATTGAAACACTTGGCATGCCCGAAACCACATATTCAGAGTTTCTAGAGTATGCTGAAATGCGAGAGAAACACGACTACATTCTAGATTTGAGTTCTAAGAATGGCACAAAAGAATCTACTGCTGCTCACATTGCAGCCTTCTCTGCATTTACCGAAGGTATGCAATTGTTCTCATCGTTCATTATGTTGTTGAATTTCCCAAGGCACGGCATGATGAAGGGTATGGGTCAAATTGTTACATGGTCAATCGTAGATGAAACACAACACGCCGAAGCCATGATCAAATTGTTCCGCACCTACATAGAAGAGAATAAAGAAATTTGGAATGATGACCTTAAGAGCCAGATTTACACAATCGCTGAGAGAATGGTTGCTCTCGAGGATCGGTTTATTGATTTGGCATTCAGTATGGGTGCTATGGATAATCTTGACTCTGATGACGTTAAACAGTATATCCGCTATATTACTGATCGCCGCCTTATCTCTCTTGGCCTTAAGGGAATTATGAAAGTTAAAAAGAATCCTCTACCATGGGTTGAAGAAATGATTAATGCGCCAACGCATACTAATTTCTTTGAAAACCGTGCTACTGATTATGCTAAGGGCGCTCTTGTCGGAACTTGGGAGGATGTATGGGCGAAAGCAGCATAAATGGCAGAACTAATATATCTACTCATAACGACACATCTAACAATAGTTTGTGTGACGCTGTATCTACACAGGGGTATGGCACACCGTGGTATTACCTTTCATCCCCTGTTAAGCCACTTTATGAGGTTGTGGTTATGGCTGGGCACTGGTATGGTTACAAAAGAGTGGGTAGCAATACATAGAAAACACCATCGTTTCTGCGAACAACCCGGAGACCCGCACAGTCCACACCAATTTGGCCTGTTGCGGGTTTTGTTTTCTGGAGCATTTTTATATGTCAAAGCTTCAAAAGATCGTGAAATGGTTGATGCTTACGGTGTTGGTTGTCCTGACGATTGGATTGAGCGTAAGTTATACACACCTTACAATGGACTTGGCATTCTTATTTTACTTGTGTTAGATGTGTTGTTATTTCAATGGTGGGGTTTATTGATTTGGTTGATTCAAATGTTTTGGATACCATTTTGGGCTGCAGGTGTAATTAATGGTCTCGGTCATTGGTTTGGTTATCGTAATAATGAAACGAATGATAGGTCGAGAAACATAATACCATTTGGTTTTATCATTGGTGGTGAAGAACTACATAATAATCACCATGATGATCCTGCATCGCCAAAGTTAAGCCAAAAATGGTGGGAATTCGATGTTGGTTGGTTATGGTTAAACTTATTTCAAAAGGTCGGTTTGGCCAAAATAGTAGAGAGGTAATATGCCAACACTAAAACATAGTTGCGAAACTTGCGACTCAACATTTTCAGTTAATTATGATGAAGAATTGTGTGAAGATGCGCCACATTATTGTCCGTTTTGTGGAGACTACATAATTGAGGATGATTATGTAGAAGAAGAGGAATAAAGATTATTATGTTGGAATTTCAAAATGTCTAATTTAAATGTATTAAATAATTTATTTGGTGTGCCTGTTTATGTAACAAAAATATCTGCTGAATCATATAATAAAAAAGAAATAGTAGATAACATTGAAGATAATTACAAAATAGACCCCAATAGAAATAAATGGAAAAATCAAGGCAGTTATTTACATCATTCTATTAATGATTGGGAAAATAAAAACTTTAAAAGTGTTAATTTTTCACATTTATTTTCAATATATGAGAAAAAAATTACCGAATTTTTTCTTCTTTTTCAATCCAAAAAAAATTTTCAATACAATTGGAAAATTGCAAACTACACTTGTATGGGTAAAGGCCAATCGATGGCTAAACATATGCATTCCGAATGTGATTTTTCTGCTGTGCATTATATCAAATTTGATCCTAAAAAACATTTTCCAACAAAATATTATAGCCCATTAATTTGGGGAGAGTTTATAGATGCTCATTTAGCCGTAAATGATTTAAAAGATCCTTTAGATTTAGACGATGTATCGAATTCTTGGCTATCAGGCGCTTGGTCTTTCAATATTAATGAAGATGATTTTGTTATATCTCCAGCTCTTTTAAGCCATTCTGTTCCTGTTTCAACATCAGATGATTTAAGAATGACCATAGTGTTAAACATAAGTGTTACAAAAGAAAAATAATGTGGACTTACAAAGGCGAGGAATTTTTAGAAGAACATGTCGGCGATTCGTATGGTTATGTTTATTGCATTACCAATACACTTACTGGCAAACAATACATTGGTAAAAAGTTTTTCAGTAAAGCGGGTTATAAGACCGTAAAAGGTAAACGCAAGAAAGTCCGAAAACCCTCAGATTGGTTAACATACTGGGGCTCAAACAAAACTCTAATCGAAGACATACAAAAACTTGGCGAACAAAACTTTCGCCGAGAGATTTTGCATTTGTGTACCAATAGGTCTGATTGTGCCTATTTGGAACTAAGAGAACAAATAGATCGGCGAGTATTGGAATCTGATGGATTCTATAATGATTGGATCATGGTAAAAGTGCGGAAAAGTAACATAAAATTTCATAATACGAAATAATTATACTGCACTGCAACATAAAAAAGCATATATAATAATGTGACGCTCAAAGAGGTCACATTATTAACGAGGAAAAAATGCTTAAAAAGATTTTAGAGTTTTTCAAAATAGATTACCAGTCAATGTTAGATACTTATATTTCATCTCGCAATCCAACTTGTGAGGCCGATATTGAAAGATTAACTAGAGAATTTGAGCGTAAATTCCACACAAATTTCTAAATCGTCTAAAGGAGATTAAAATGGTAGAATCAATTATCGACAATGTTCAAAGTGCAAAAAAACAGTTTGTAAACACTTACATTACTGACAAGGTAACCCGTGAGGCCTTGAATAAATTTGTAGATTCCCAAACAGATTTTGCAAAGCAAACCTACAAAACAATGGAAACCCTTGGAAAAGAGTTCCAATCTCAAGTCCAGAGTTACGGTTTCAAACTAGGTAAGTAAATCTGTAGTTCTTCCAAAGCATACATAAGAGTATGCAGAGGAAAATATTAAAACCACAAAAATCTCAATCTTTTGCAGAGATTGAGAAAAAGGTTATGTCGTTTTTACCGGTGAACAGAAACGGGTGGTGGATCAAATTCTCCACAAATAAAGATAGCAATATATTATTGTTATTCACCTCAATGTTCACCGGACAAACTATTGTCCGATTCTTCCAAGAAGAAGATGAAGCAGTAAAATTTATAAACTTCATAATAGAACAAAACCCTGCTGAACAACTCACCCTTTAAAAAGTGGCATATCGAAAGATTGCCACTTTTTGTTTTTGGAACTGATAGGATGATGAAATGCATATAGAAGGCAGATTATCTGGCATTCAAAAACAGGCAATGAATTTCTTTGCCGAAAAACTATTTTCGCCACAATTAAGGCGTAATATTACGGTGAGGGTTATCTTTCGCAAGACATTAAAGGATGCCTATGGGTTTGCACAGGTAGAATCATATAATGTGCAAGGCAGACCTAGATATTTTATTGTTGAAGTAAATGCGAATTTAGATATAGAACAAAAATTACAAACACTTGCACACGAAATGGTGCATGTGAAACAGTATGCCTACGGTGAATTAAATGAAGAAATGACCCTATGGCGTGGAAAAGTTGTTGATTCTGACAAGATACCTTATGTTGAGCATCCTTGGGAAATAGAAGCCAACAACAAAGGTGATAGATTATACAGGGGTTTTAGAAATGGGAATGTTCGACAGCATTCGGTATGACGGCCACGATTATCAAACTAAAGATACACCAGCACAGTTACTAGACCAGTATCACATTAAAGATGATGGTACTTTATGGCACACCGAATATGATGTAGAATGGATTGAAGATGGTGGTTTGTTTGGTGGTTACATTGAACAATATAACCACAGAGATGTATTTTGTGCCGATTTTACTGGTGAAATAAGATTCTATCGTAACCTAGATAAGGAACACAGAAAGTGGGAGGAATATTCCACTTACTTTCTTAAAGGCATTTTGCGTGAAATTCATAAAATAAGTGGAGATTAATATGACCTTGCAAAATCTTGATTCTTATTCTTTAAAAACACCAGTGGGCATCGGCCCTAATCAATTATCGAATTTTGATCCGTCTGCAATAACAACAATAACAGCAATTCAACCCCTTGATTCTTTTCCAGTTAAAGGTGAAATGATTACTGCTCAAATCGAGGTTTCCGACACTGATTTGGTTTATTCAAAAATGCCGATGGGAGATTTTCAAAAAGAAATCAAAAGAAAATTAGTTAATTTACTTGTTGAAGAATTAATGAATAAAAATCATATTGAATTCACAAGTCAAATCGATCCCACATCTAATACATCAAAATACAGAGCCAGAATATATGCAACACCTGATACACAGGTTCGCTGGATTAGGAAAAATGAAAAATGATTTTTAAATTTTTGGAAAAAACAATTACCATAGATTGTTTTGTTAGCGAAAAAGAAGCCTTCTTAAAAGAATTATATCCAATTCAACCTAGCCACAAATATATTCCAAATTATTGGAAAAGTATACCAAAAAGTAGTTTTGATTGGGATAAAATGAATTCTGTGCCAACAGCAAAATCTTGTTCTGGAATAATGGAGACATTTAGAAATGGTTATATACAACCATTGTGGTCGGACTTAGCTGTTAAAGTGGATGAAGAAGGTAAATGGAAATATCAATTTTCAGATTTTCAATCTGGAATGGATTTTCATCCATCAGATCAGATACCAAATTTTTATCCAGAACATATTATATTTAAAATAAAAAGTCCCTGGATAATTAGAACAAGCAAAAAAATGAAACTTGCTCTTTTAGATCCTTTTTTTACACACAATTTTCCTAAACCATACATCATACCCTGGGGATTGTTAAATACAAATTCTTTTAATACTATGACTCCACACATTTTCTTTTTTGTACCAAAAAAAGAAATAAACTTCATTGTTAAAAGTGGAATGCCAATTCTTCATATTTTACCTCTGACAGAAAACAAAACAAAACTAAACATAGAAGTATTATCGCAGAATGAATATACAAAAATACAATCGTATGCGGTAAATAGTTGGTCCTCAAAATTTTTTAATAGATTTAAAGCCTTTAATAACTTTCAACAAAATACATAAATTAAAATGTTTGAAGAAAAAATAATTACTAAAATAGGTTATGTCGAAACAACTCTACCATTTGCTTTTTATAATCAACTTTTAGAAAATATAAATTCAAAAAATGCATTTAAAGAAGATTGGAATAGTCATCTGGCCGGTCAAATTGAAAATGAATTTTTGCTAGACAAGAGTATTATACCTGAAGATATAATGAATGTAATTAAAGTTGGTTGTGATAGTTATATTGAAAAATTTAGTCACACCAAGCTTAGAGGTAACTATGAAAAAAAATTTCGTTACAATTTACACAATGTTTGGATAAATTATCAAAAAAAAGGAGAATATAATCCATTACATCACCATTCGCAAGATTTAGTTTTTGTTATTTGGATAAAAATACCATATAATTTAGAAGATGAGTTTAATCATCCGTTCTGCAAAAAATCAAACACAAAAGTCGCTTCAATATTTCAATTTGCAAATATTAGTAATCCCTTCTCATTTAATGTGCAAAATAGCATTTTCGTTGATAAATCATATGAAGGTAAAATGATTGTTTTTCATTCAGCTATGGAACACTTAGTTTATCCATTTTTCACAAGTGATGAGTATAGAATTTCAATGTCCGGCAATCTATCAATATCTTTTGATGAGTAAAAAAAGTAAAGGAAAATATCATGGCTAAATGGCGAGTTACACCAGAATGGAAAAAATCAATTTTAGAAGTACAAGAATGGGTAAGGCCGGGTGAACCTGGTTATATTAGCCATGAAATTGGTTGGCGATGGGGCGAATTTATTGTTGAAACTGAAGACGATAATCCACCGCCGATTGAAGAAGATGTGGATATGTTTGATTTGCCTGAAGGTTGCAGTTGTGATGATTGGTCTACCGATGATGGATGTTGGGAAGAAACTGATATAGATATACCAGATGAAGAATTAAAAGAAAAAATTGAAGAGTTTCTATCTGAAAATTCGATTTATGACCTCGAAAGTGAAGGTTGGGTAATGTCCGACTGTTACATGTATATTAATTGTCCTTTGTCGATTGAAAAGGTTGAAGATGATGAATGAAAATGATATAGTGTATCGGCTTCTAAAACGAGCTGAAATACGCCGGTCAATACCTGATCGTAAATCAGTTCAAAATGATGAACCAGATAGAATTGCAGATTTACTTGAAGAAGCTGCAAGAGAAATTGAAGTGCTTCGTAATTATAGACAATTATATTTTGATGCGTATAAGGATTAATTATGCCTAGACCAAAGAAAACAGTTACAACGGAAACTAAACCGAAAAAAACAAAAGAAAAATGGCCCAAAATAATTGAGGGTTCACACTCAGTTCGAACAGAATATGAAGATGGTCGAGTTGAATTTGTAACCGATTGGGAATTATTAAAGCGTGATGTATCTCAAGCTTTGCGACAATGGGAAAATAAAAATCAATTGTGACGGAATTATGTAAGCCGTCATATTTTCTAAGTAAGCTTTTATCAACCCATTTCCGAGAGGATCTATGAAAAAACTAATTGCTTCTATTTTTGCAACCGTATTAAGTATTACTGCACAAGCGCAGGTTATCAATGGCGCTGGCGCAACCTTTCCTGCACCATTATATTCTAAGTGGGCAGAAGCATACAATAAAGAAACTGGCGTTAAAGTGAATTATCAAAGCATTGGTTCTGGCGCAGGTATACGACAAATTGAAGGCCGCACAGTTACTTTTGGTGCTTCTGATATGCCATTAAAAGACGATAGATTAGCAAGTTTGGGGGCCACTCAATTTCCTACAGTTATTGGTGGTGTAGTGCCTGTTATTAATTTAAAAGATGTAAAACCCGGTGAAATGAAATTGACGGGCACAGTTATTGGTGATATTTTTCTAGGCAAAATTACCAAATGGAATGATCCTGCAATTGTAAAACTAAATCCATCATTAAAACTACCTGATCAACAGATTATGGTTGTTCGTAGAGCAGATGGTTCTGGTACTACATTTCTATGGACAAATTATCTCAGTAAAGTAAATTCAGAATTTAAAGAAACAATTGGCGAGGGCACTTCAGTAAATTGGAAAGTTGGCGCCGGCGGTAAAGGTAATGAGGGTGTATCAGCTTTAGTTAAACAATTACCTGGTGCATTAGGATATGTTGAATATGCCTATGTTAAACAAAGTAAATTAAATTGGGTTCAAATGCAGAATAAAGATGGTCAATGGGTTGCACCAGATGATTTGACTTTTAAGGCTGCAGCTGCTAATGCAAAATGGGAACAATCATTTTTCCAAGTGTTAACGGATCAACCTGGTAAAACTGCATGGCCAGTTACTGGTGCTACATTTATTATAATGTATCTGAAGAGCGATAAACCACAAGAAGCCGCTGAAGTATTGAAATTCTTCCGCTGGGCTTTCGCAAAGGGTGATAAAATGGCTGAAGAATTAGATTATGTGCCATTGCCAGATAATGTTATTGCTCTTATTGATAAAGAGATGAACAAAATCAAATGAATACCATACAAGAGCAGTATATTTTTGATCGGCGAGAATATCTTTTGAAGTTGAAAGAAAAACAAATTTCTGATAGAGTTGAGAGATTGGAAGATCAAACGGAAAAAATGGCTCAAGAAAGAATTCGTGATAAACAACGAATTGAAAATGACAAAGGCCGTTATGTTGATATTCACGCCTAATGCCGGGTGTATATAAAGAAAAAGAATGTCCCTCATGCGGTATTAAACACCGACAGCGAGGGCCATTTTGTTCTCAGGCCTGTGCTAATTCGGGCCGAGAAGCCACAGAGGGTATGAAAGAACATATGCGAAAAGTGGCTATTGATTATAATAAAACACCAGAAGCAATTGGTAAACAAAAACTATTTCATACTGGTATTTCTATAGAAGATTTCGCCGTTGATATACCCACATTATATGATATGCCAGATGGATACGAAGAAACCGGAAAATGGTGAGTCGAATAGTGCAAATGGTCGATTTAGTTTCGATTCAACATCGACCGGTTCACTTATCGCATTTATTAATCGTAATGTAACGCCATATCCCACCGAATCTTCAGGCCCTAAATTTGATTTAGTACCTGTAGAAAAACAAAAAGATATTATGCTGAATGTTGCGAGAATGCACGCTCAGCAAGAATATAATCGTATTATGGAATTAGTTTCCGTATTACAAACACAAGCCGAACAAATTAAACGCCGACTTGATGTGACCGATATGGTTCACGCCGCTAAATATGATTTCCAAATAGCCCACGGTAATGTATATTGGTTATTGTATGATGAAAGAAAACAAATTACTCGGTTAAGTATTAATGGACCAGAAGATTGGTCAACAGGAAAACCAGAGAGTTATCATTACATTACTAAAGTAAAATGGCTTGGCGATTATACCTGGATTGAGGTCGAATAATGCTTCCCAGAAAACTATTTTTAATTCTCTTAGCAAGTCCCACAATACTATATGCACAGGCCAGTTATGGTATATTTGGATTTTCCGATGTGGAATATGAGCATAGCAAGAATACTCAAGAGGTGAGAAGTATTGCGAGTATTACAAAACTATTTACGGCTAAAACAGTATTAGATTCTGGCGTTAGTCTAAGTGAAGAAATTAAAGTACAAGGTAAATCAAGCGGCCGATTTGCTCGAGGTATTAAAGTTGAGCGATATGAATTACTCCGAGCCATGTTAATGAGTTCGGATAATCTTGCCGCAGAAAGTTTGGCAATGGCCCATCCAGGTGGGTATCAAAAGTTTTTAGAAGATACAAATGCCTCAATATCTTTTATGTCATTATATAATACGAAAATAGTTGATAGCACAGGTTTACTTGCCGGCAATCAAAGTTCGGTTGATGATTTAAAGAATTTCCTATTCTATTTGCGGCATTATCCATTGATACTGCAATTGAGTAGCGAGAAACATTACACCTACGAATATAAAAAGGGTAAGAAAACTGTACGAGTGAATATGAAGAATACAAATCCGCAGTTATGGACTTATGACAATATCATATTGACCAAAACAGGATTTACTAGTGCTGCAGGCCGTTGTTTGGCTATGTTAGTTGAAAAGAATGGTGATTTATATTCGATTATCAGTCTAGGTTCTAGAACAGTAACCGAGAGAAGCAAAAATATAACTACATTAATGAATGGTATATTAGAGTAATTGCAAATGAGAATCATTCTCAATTGGAGTTGCCAAAATACAACAGCCGAAAGCTCTTGACAATCGCCGAGTCCTGCATATAATGGACTACATGATGACAAAGGGTTCTATATGAAGACAAAGCGTTTCGTTACTGGTTTGAACAACAGCCAGAAGATCCGTGTGATTGTTGATGGCGTTGGTTTTGTCACTACGGTCGCCGGTGTGTTTGATATGCCGATCCGTACACAGCGAGTGGCGACTTCAATGGCGCTGAATTCTCTGGGCCTCTCGCAAGGCGGTGCTGTTGCGATTACCGGTATTGCTCGGACATATGACCTGTACGACCATGACGGTAAGCCTGTAAATATTAATGTTCAAGTGGATTTTGTATGAATCAGATTACCAATGAAATGATGAATGGTTATTTGGATGTAATCATTCAGGATTATACCAGTTGGCAAAACCTTACAACGCCTGAGGGTGAAATTGCGGCTCGAGTGCGAGCCGAGATGAATCAAAGGTTTATCTCCAGTGTTCGGTTTGAAACTGGTCGTAAGTATATCAAGGTGATTTCAAATGGTGGTGTGCATAGTTTCATTGTAAACACGACCAAAGATTCTGAGTTTCGCCTTGGTGATATTCTGAAGCCCGCTGGGTTTAATGCACCGGCTCGTAACTTTGCTCGTGGTAATCTAATTGACGGTACATTGTCGAATGTATCTTGGACTGGTGCCATTTAATATGAAAACTGTTACGATACATTCTCGGCATGGTGATTCTCGCTCGTTTGTTCCCGTGAGTGAGAATGTATATAAGTTTGAAGGCGAAACCTTTTTTTGCCGTTTTGGTGGTAAAGAAAACACCGATACTGTTGATAATAATGACCTAGGGTTTTTCGATCCCGATGGTGGACCATTTATTTCGCCGGGTTATCCGATTGATGGCCGTAAGGTGGTTCGTATTATGTCCAAAGAAGACGGAATCTATTTTGAGGTAGAATGATTTCCCTGAGAATTGCCGAAACCCCCGAGGATAAGAGTATTGCCGATCAAATGGTGATACAGCACCATTCTTATGTGGCTTCGGCGAAAACTGTAGGCCGCTGTATGAAATATATTATTTCCACCGCCTACGAGGGAAAAGATATTGGCACCTTTTGGGTCGGCTCGGGTTTCAAACCTACGCCTAAATCTATTTTGAATCATTTTGGCATGAGCCAATCAGAATATGATGCCATTTTCAATGAAGTCGCCGACAATAAACGATTCTGCATGGTCGAAAAGATTCCAAACGCAGGTTCTCAAATACTCAAGGCCATACGCCGAAGAGTTAAAAAAGACTGGTATCTCCGATATGGTGACAATCTAAGGGCTATCATCACGACCATTGGTGGGAATAAGAGTGGCTCAGTATATCTTGCCGACAACTGGAAACAAATTGGTTATACTGCCGGATTACCCGCCAATCGTAAGTCCGTGAGTATGAAATGGGATGATAAAGATGCCATTGCTCAGAAATATGTAAAACCCACAGGTGAAAACAAGAAAATTATATTGATTACGGAGAGAATATGAATAAACAAACCCAAGAGGTATTGACCATATTGCAAGAAGAAGCCGCCGAAGTAATTGTGGAAGTATCTAAATGCTTCCGCTTTGGCCCTTCCGAAGAGAATATCCAAAGGCTCTCAAAAGAAATAGGTGATTTGAGCCTAATGATAGATTTGCTTATTAAAGAGAATATTGGCGTTACCGAAGATAAAATCCAAGAGGCCAAACAAGAAAAGTATAAGAAACTCATGGTATATTCAAGTATTAGATTGGAAAACAAATGAGTAACCTATTATTCAATATCCGCTTTGGTAAGAGACATTTTCAATTAACCAGAGATTGGGAGATATCCTTCAAAGTAAATCCCTTTTGGGTTCGAAATGTTCCCGATAAGTGGTTTGCCATTTATTGTATCTTCGGTAAACACCTATGACAAGATATAAACCACGCTGGTATATCGGAGACCGAGTAAAAGGTATATGGAATAATATACCATTCGTAGGGTCAGTATTGATTGATAATGAAGTAAATCCCGATATAGGACCGATAGTCCATATTAGTGTAGACCTGCCAATCAAGTATAAAGATAGGGTATATACGATAATCAGTAGTAAACCAGAGAAAATAGAATCCAAGAAATGAATTTAAAGTCTAGGTATGAAATAAAACCAATTGACCGAAAACTTGCCAATGAAATACAAGTAAAATACCATTACTTGCACACCAAGGCTTCTTGTGTATATGCCTTTGGTCTTTATGAATCCAATCAAATTGTTGGTGTTATACTATATGGTAATCCAACTGCACCGACCACCCTTGATATCTGTGGATTCTATAACCGCAAAAATGTAATTGAAATCACCCGGCTATGGATTCAAGACAATACCCCTAAGAATACCGAATCTTTTTTCATAGCTAATACCCTTAAACTCATCGATAAACCTATTATTGTCGCATTTGCCGACCCTGATGCCGACCATATTGGTATAGTATACCAAGCTGCCAATTTCAATTATACCGGTAAATCAGAGAGAAAAGGGGGTGTTATCTCCATACGAAACAACACTATACACAATAAAACCCTCTGGAAACAATATAAAACTGCAAAGAAAATCCGAGAAGTATTTGGTGAACAGAATGTATATTATAAACCATATTC